CAATGAAAAAGCTATTCAGATTATGTCTATTAGCCAAAAGACAATTCTAAAAGCTATCAAAAGCTATAGCGAAAATCCTAAATACGGCAACCCCACTGGCTATGATATTAATATCACTAAAGAGGGCGAGGGCAAGCAAACCAGATACAATGTTATTGCTGATCCTAAAGAAAAAGTTTCTGACGAAGTTCAGAAGGCTTATGACAATGAAAACATTGAACTGGAAATGCTTCTTTTAAACGGTGACCCATTTGGTCATCAAAATGAGAAAGCTCCAACTTCTGTTGACAAATCAGATCTAGAGTTTTAAAAATAAAACCTCAAGAAAGGCTGGTAGCAATACCAGCTTTTTTTGTGTCCGTTTTTGTGGTATGGTATTTTGTAATGATAAAACCTGGCTATAAAAAATTTATAGAAGATTACTTTGATATAACCAATAAAAAGAATGAGCTAGTTCCGTTTAAATTAAATGACATACAAGACAGATTTATTACTCATGATGCAGATGACCATAGAAATGTCATACTCAAAGCCCGCCAACAAGGTTTTTCCTCTTTAATCCTAGCAATGTTTACCGTGGACTTTTTGCTCAAGGACTTTTCTCATAGTGTAATTGTGGCAGATACACGCGAGAATGCGGAAGGACTCCTGGAGCGAGTTAAACTTTACATTGAATCCTATGAAGCTAAAAAGAAGTTTAAAATTAATTTAAAATACAATACTAGAAACGAACTCTACAATGGAGACACTAGATCAAAATATACTGTTGGTACAGCCCAAAATGTGCAGTTTGGACGAAGCAAAACTATTACTAATTTGCATTTTTGCGTTGGGGAAAATACTAAAATAATTTCAACAAATGGAATTACTAGGAAAATTAAGGACATAAATATTGGAGATGAAGTTATCTCTGAATCTGGAAAAAAAACTATTGTCACAAATAAATGGGACACTGGAAAAAAACAAATAAAAAGAATCAGGCTGTGGTTATCAAACGAAACAATTGATGTATCTCCAGATCATAAAATCAGAGTAGCAAGTGTTGGTTATAACAACAAATTAAGTGATCCAATCTGGAAAAGGGCGAAAGATCTTACAGCCAACGATTTTGTAATGTGGGCGTATCCAAAAACAGGAGCTTATGTCAAACATCTTGTTGTTAAAAATCAATTTAGCGCAGTTCATCTTGCTAACAAAAAGGAATATAAAAAGAAGATAGATAACCTATCATCATCTGGGCTTGTCTTGAAAACAGATTATAAACTTGGATATTTTATTGGCTACTATTTAGCAGAGGGAAATATAACAAAAAATCTAAATAGAGTTAGTTTTGCCTGTCACAAGGACGAGATTTTTTACAAAATTTTTGATGATTTGTTTCCAATATCACCAACTGTAGAGATAAGATCTGGTAAGTCTGGAACTAGAAAAGTAATCACCTATAATTCAAGAGAGATGGCTGTTTTTGTAGACCAGCTTGTTGGCAGGGTTGAAAACAAGCACATTCCAGATAAATTTTTATATGAGTATCCAAAAGAATTTTTACAAGGAATGTATGACGCCTGGAAAGACGGTGATGGATCAAAATTTGATTACAAGAGTATTGGAAAACAAAAACTCATTTCAATAACTACTGTAAAAGAAAGCATTGCTAGACAAATGAGACAGGTTTATTGTTTGCTCAATCATAAAGTTTTAGCTTTAGATTTTAAAGAAAATAGAAGTAGATATGGAAAAAAAACACAAGATGTTTTTATTTTAAGGGAACATGGGTCGTCTGAAAAAAAGAAGAATGGGGCAAAAAGCTATAGTGGAATGAAATATAGATATTTAACCACTAGAAAAATGACTCCAAAAAATGGGTGTTTATTTGTACAAGTGAAGTCTATTGATGATGTTAAAAAACAACAAACATATGAAATTGAAGTAGCTGATAAATCTCATGCTTTTCTAACGGTGTGCGGTGTTGTTTCAAATTCCGAAGCTGCTTTTTTCCCCGATATGTCAAAGCTTTTATCATCGGCTCTTCAAGCAGTCACCGAAGATGGAATGGCAATTATTGAAACTACCGCTAATGGCTATAACTTTTTTAGAGACTTCTGGATTGATTGTAAAGAGGGCAAGAGTAATTTCAAACCAGTCTTTTATGGGGCGAGTCAATTTTATTCTGAGGATTTTCTAGCAGCCAAAAAGATGGAATTAAAGCGAGAATACCAGCAGGAGTATCCAGAAAACTGGATGGAAGCCTTCCTGGCATCTGGAGATACTTATTTTAAAAAGGAAGCATTAGAAGTTTATTTAACTAACGCCATAGATCCAATAAAGACTTTTAAATATGGGCAATACAACTTCGCCTGAGATAATTAGGCAATATCGAAAAATTGAAAAAGGAGAATTTTTTGTGGTGGGTGTTGATACTGCTGCAGGAGGAATTGATAGTTGTGTGGCGCAGTTTATGAGTAAAACTAATACCGATATTCCTCTGGTTTATTGTGAACAAATTACTGCCACCGAGATGACTCCAAAAATTAAGTCAATGCTGGAGAAAATCCACGATATGACTGGAGTACGACCATGTGTGGCTTTTGAGCGAAATAATGGTGGTGTTTTTGAAATGGAGCGACTTGGCAGACTAAATCGGGATGACAAATTCTTTTTGTATGAGATGTTTAATTATGGTAATAAGGATAGCTCCCAGGATGAAACTTATAAAATTGGCTGGGAAACCAACAGCGCTACACGCCCCAAAATGCTCTCTGATCTAAAGGAAGCCATTGACCATCAGTTAATTAAAATCTATGACAGACCAACTATTGAAGAATTATTTAGCTTTGTAGTGGTGCAGATGAAAACCAGGTGGAAAGCGACTGCTGATGTTGGCAAGCACGATGACCTGGTTATGGCACTGGCTATTACTTATCAGCTATTTATCACTCAAGAACCACTGGGAGATATTTCAATCAGTGATCTTCCAGAAGAGAATTATTTTGATAATAAAGGATTTTACTAATGGATAATTCAAATCCACAAAACTATTCATTCCACCAAATACTAGAAAAAGACATTGAAAACCTAAAAGGAGGGTTGTTAACTTTTACTGTCCGAGTTAATAACGGAGCAGTCAGCGATTACATTTTAATCCGCTATGATAAAAAATTTGAAGTTTCACCAGCTGATAGAAAAAGAGATTAAAGAGTTGTGCTATGGCACGATTACGGTCAATGCGATTGTGAGATCGGGAGTAGTAGATTTAGCGACTTCTAATCTGGTATCGCAGCGAAGAATTAAGTTTAAGGTTGACAACAAACTTAAAAAATGACATTATATATCATATGATATGTAAATATTGTGGTAAAGACAAAACTCCCGATGAATTTTATCCAGTAAGTAGGTTAAAGTGTAAAAAGTGTTATTGTGAAAGACAACGAGAATATGATATTAAACATAAAAAAAGAATAGCAGAATATAGAAAAGAATATTACCCAAAGTGGTATGCAAAAAATGGAAGGAATAGGGCTGATAATTATTGTGAAGCAATGATTAGATGGCAAATTGAACATAAGGAGGAATGCAAGGCAAAGGGGAAAGTTGCATATGCAATAAAAACTGGAAAATTAAAAAGACCAAATATTTGTTCTAAATGTCATAAAACAAAAAAAACAATAATTGCACACCATGATGATTATTCAAAACCATTAGAAGTGAGATGGTTATGTCATTCTTGTCATAAACTTTTACATCTTGAACTTAAAAGACAAGTTGACAGAGTTAAAAAATCAGTGTAATAATGGCTTTTATTAGCTGTACAACATTTGTATTGTAGGCATTGATTGCGGTCAATGCCTTTTTTAAAACATTATGCCATTAGATGCACTCGCCAAACAAATAGAAGATAGATACCATTCCTCATTCGAGAGACTCGCTGGAAAACGCGAAAAGTGGGATGATATGGAGAAAATGTTTCTCGGCATTCTAAACGACCAGATCTCGTCTAGGACCAAATCTCAAGTAGTAGATCCTCGACTAACTAATCACTTAATAGATCGCAGTGCTAGGGTGATGTCCCAGATGGGGTCTGGTAAATTAAAGGGCATTTCTAAAAATGACATTGGGTCAACCATTCTTTTAAATCTCATTTTAGACAAATATGTTGTGCCCAATGCCAATGCCCAGTATGATTTGCTTTCAAAATTCAGGATGGTGGATATGTATTCTGGTCTTTATGGCAACTTCTTTGCTTTTATTGACTGGGATGTTAAAGCCAATGGCTATGCTGGACCAGACATGTGGCTTTTAAATATCAGAGATGTTTTCCCCCAAGTTGGGGCACAATCGCTAAACTCTAGTGATTATATTATTATTCGCTCCTGGAAATCTCTTGATTGGTTTAAGCAAATTGCCAAAGAGAAGCGAGATGGTTTCAAAAATATGAGCAGCATTATTAGCAAACTTGAAAAGATTGGTGGAGACAGCCAAAACAAGGGTGCTGATAAAAAGACTCAGCGTGAAGAGAATGAATATCCAGGCGAAAGTGCTGGTAAAAAAGAAGGGATGTATAGCATTCTTTCTATGTACGAAAAAGACCGCTGGGTTGATTATGTAGAATCCGCTAGAGAAATTATGCGTGACCAAAAAAATCCCCAGGACAATGGCGAGCTTCCAGTGGTCGGCAAATACTCAATGCCACTGTTAACTGACTTCTTTGGCTTTGGTGATTTTGAGCGTGGAATGAGTTTGGCTAAAACTGGTAATTCACTCTGGAATCTTTATATGGATGCAGTCAAAGTTTCTATTTTCCCGCCAGTTCTTTTAAACAAAGACAATATTGCTGATGCATCAAGCATTAAATATGGTGCTAGTGCCAAATGGCTTGTTAGAAACAACATCCTAAACACTGCTAAAACTCTTAATCTAGCTCCACAGGGTGTTTCAACCTTTAATAGTGCTTTCAGTATTGTTAACGCATCCCTATTAAATATTTTTGGCACAACTGATACTGCAGTCACCGAAAAGACTGATCCTGGCTTTGGTAAAACCCCACAAGCTCTAAAAATGCATGAGCGAAGAGAAAACTCACGAGATAACATTGATAGACACTATATGGAGAAGTTTATTGACCAAGTGATGAGTCGCTTTGCCAATCTAATTGTTAAAAACCAAAAATCTTCAACCACCATTAGAATGTTTAGACCAGAGATTGAATCACTGGCAATGCAGTATCCAGAAATTCAGGAAATGTACAATCCAGAGACTAATGAGTTAAAGATTGATGCTAAACACTACAATCAAACTCTTTATGACTATGAGACCATTTCTGGTTCAACCTATATGGTGGATCGAGAAACGACCCAAAAGTCACTGGAGAGTTTGCTAAATATGATTAGCACTCAGCCACAACTAATTGAAGCTTTGAAAGCTGAGGGTAAGGAAATTAATTTATCTGAGCTTTTAACTCAAATCATTAGTAACTCAGGACTGCAAAACTGGGAGAAGATCTTAACTGACTATAATCCTAATGCTAATAAAAATATTGATGATGTAATAAATAGAAATAGTCAAGAATTTGCCAATTTCCTGCAACAAATGGGCGTTGGCAATCCTAACGAAGTGCCAGCTTCTCCACAGGGTGCACCCCAAGCTGGAGCAGCAGTACCCCAAACAGTACAAGGAGGAATGCAATGAGCACAGCCATTAGACCAGACAAAATTCAGAGTCCATACTTAACTAAAGTGGAAAAAGAAGCTGAGGAGCGAGGAAACAGTCAAGAGGAAATTATTTTAAGTGATATTAGCAACAGTGATGGCTGGACAGTTTTAACTGATGAGATGGATAGAATTATTGATGAACTGGAAGGGTCACTAGCAGAGCAAATGAAAGCTGGTGCAGATTTTAGCGACATTGGAAAAACTGCGGTAGTTAAGGAAATAGTTAAAAGCTATATCCTTAGAATTAAAAACAAAGTAAGTGATGCACGAGAAGCAACAAGAGGAGGAAAATGAAGTTGAAGCGCTAAAAGAGGTTGGGGATATTGAAAACCACCCAAGTTATCGCTTCATACCAAAAGGATACCACGAATGGAAACAAGAAGGGTATTACTTAATCTGTCGCTCCTGCGAGCTGGAGCATGCAGTTTGGATTGGTAAAGATTATTTATTAACAGGCATTAAAGAGGACGGGAAACCGATCATTAAAAAAAGAAGCGAATTGTTTAAGCGAAATTCGCAAAGTATCTAAGATGACGATTTTGGATATTTTGGTAATCTCGCATCACCTAACGGGTGCGTTAGCAATTAGCTCAGAAAGGCATTTATGCCAGACGAACTAAAGGCGGAAAACGAACAGGTAGAAAGTGTATCTACCCCAGAGGAAGCGCCTACCACTGAAACCAACACACCAGATCCTAAGGAGGAATCTGCTGAACCTGAGGGAGACGCTCCCAAAGAGGAAGTGGAGGAAACCGATAGCTCTGAGCCTGAAAAGGTTAGTAGTAAATCTGCTCAAGGCAGAATAAAGCAACTTAACAACAAACTCAAAGAGGAGCAAAGAATTCGCTCAGAACTTGAGGAAAAAGTGCAAAGCATTATGCAGGAGAATGAGGAAAATCCCTTTTCACCTGTCAACATGCCGAGTCCCAGTCGCGGGCGATTAGCCCAGCCAAACGAAAATGGCGAAATAACATACGAGGACTATCAGCGTGATGTACAAAATAATGCCAAAGCTGCTGTACAAGCGGTGCTGAGTCAGCAACAGTTAAAACAGGAAGCAGCGGATGTAGTCAGAATCTATCCACAACTTGATCCTAATAATAAGGACACGTTTGATGAGGACTTATCTGCAGCTGTCACGGAAGCTGTCGCTGCCAAACACAGACTTAGTGCAAACTTTTCCGTCAAGCAAACAGTAGATAAGCTGATGAAGCCATATCTAAAAGCTGCTGAGAGAGCTGTTGATTCTCAAAAGAGGGAGTTAGTATCGCAAGTTGCTAGTGGGGGGATTAGACCTGGTTCTAGTCCAAGCCCAGAAGCCGATAAAAAAGGCTTTGAAGATTTAAGTCTTGAGGAGATGGAAGCTAAACTTGGTAAGGTTTATTAGTAAAAATAATGTAGGGAATACATACTATGGGAACAACTGAGACAACCTCGACAATGTCGAAGGAGATGTCCACCTAGACTAATGGGTGACTGGACAGAAATGTTCTTTAAAAATTCGTTCTGATATCAGGGAAACTCCTACTTGCTTTTATAGTAGTGTTAAGATAAACTAAATAAATGCAAGGGACAACCGTGAGGGAAGTAAAAGAAGTAGATATAGGATGGCTCGCTGGAATTATTGATGGTGAAGCAAATGTCTGTTTTGTTAAAAATCAATACAACAGATTAATGCATAAAATAACAATCATTAATTCAAACATTGATTTATTAAACAAATGTCTTTGGATAATAAACAAATATAGCGAGAAAAATAAAGATATTAAAATTCATGTTAAGAAGTATAAAACAGGAATTTTTAAATCTAATAAAAAAATGTATGATTTAACCATACATAGACAAAACCATCTTAAAAATATCTTACCAGTTTTAATACCACATTTGACTGAAAAGAAATTAAAGAGTCAACAA